AGTAGTGTGCTACCGATATCAAAAACAGCTAGTTTGCCTAAGGCTTAAGTGCTAATTATTTAATTAAATATAAATCTACTAACTATAATTACAGAATGAAATACGCATTATTTGTGTTTCAACTCCTGCAAGTATAAATACTCATTTCTTTTCAAAACATCTCTTAATTTGAAGAACATTGGTAAGAAGATATAAATTGTTAAAAATAACGCAATTAGACCTATTATTATATAGAATGCAATGTTAAAGTAATTTCCAAATAGATTTTTTAATGGTTCAAAGATGACACTTATGCCTTCATCTCGAACACGGCACAACCATGTTTTACACCTATCGTCCTTTTCACTTATATATGACGTTTGATCACCAGTATTTATTTCAATCTTATCATTTTTTTCCACTGTATTAAAAGCAACATTATAAGTACGTCCGCATATTTTGAATTCTTCACTAGGGGCTGGCTTTGTTTTGCAGCTCATTTTAATCCCATATGCTTGCTTCATTGTTTTTATGATAATTCTATTGTGGAAAAGTGTACATGGTCCTTCTATGTAACAAACAGTATCCACATTGCTTACAATTTGGAAGTTGCAAGAATAACTTTCAAAACATGATGGACATCCAACACACTTGGCATCTATTTCCAGTTCAGGTTTTTCAGCAAATGCCTTGTATCTGATATCACCTAACATTATCTTAAACTGTAATTCACCTAGCAGATGTCTTGTATTTGCAACTTCTAATGTCTCATGGTTGTCAGCAAATATTAGAGATTTTTCTTCTTTCAGCAATTTACAAGATTCATAATTATTGTTATAGCATCTTCTAACTATAATATCTTTCCTGCTAGCTCCATGACAAACATAATCAAACCTTACTGTGCCAGTGCCAAGCATAGTTTGATTAGTTTTTTGCACATTTCCACATCCCTGTGAGAATGTCCCTATATCATTAATCTGACCACTATATAGTTTGTGATTTTGTACTGCTAATAAGTTTGGTAATGTCTTAGTATCTACAGTTTTGAATTGCAGCTCAATCTCGTCAGTAATTTTTGGCTCAATTGCATTTATTTCAGTACAGTATGTATTGCCTGGGAAATTTATGCATGCATTCAATATAACTTCCTCTTCTACAGCTTTTCTGTAAATTTTGGTTTCTGGCCGAATAATATCCTGGCATGAACCAAAGACACAACCTGTATTTATAGCCAAGCAACCAAATTCTTCACAACCCCATCTGCTTGTCCTTTCTTGTGAAAATGTTAACCAGTTTTCTTTATGTGGTATTATAGATGGGCATGGCCCTGTGCACTTTTCGTCGTGTAAAGTATTGATTCCTATTGTTGGTCCTGTATCATAAATATGATTATAAGTTGTTTTGATAACTGCACTTTTGATGAATATTATTATATCTAATAGTGGGAAGCCATCCTTAGTCAGTACATTATAACCGACACTCATGCCACCTATAGCTGGGATATTAGATAAGATATATGCTGACTCTATGCCATCTGAATTTTCTATCCCATTAACTGTGATAGATTTGTAACTAGGTTTAATATGTGGTAAATTTGCTGTGGGTTTGAAATTATAAATTACTAGGGTATGAGATAGCTTTTCTGACATAGCTCTTCTGAATTCCTCTAATGACTCTAAGTTAATTGCTGATATATACTTTGACTTCCTTGAATGATATTCCCATATGCAGTCCTTGATGATATCTGGATTGATGGGATATCGCTCTGTGTTGCAGTTATGTGAGATACAATACTCTCCAAAATCATTTCCTGTATCTTGGCCCTCTCTATGATCAGTAAAATAGAGCAGGCCACTGTCACACTTCAGAATACTCCATCTAGCATCATTCACAGTGCACACACCTTTATCAGCCATTTTGCAAGTTGATATAGCTATTGAGAAGACATCTACATTTGTTGTGACATCTGTCAAAAAGCATGTCATTCGCTTTATTTTGTTGACTACCTCTGCACTTGCAGGCTCAAAATTAGATAAACAGTGCACATCTTCTGAGCACCAAGTCTTAGGCCTATTATTTGATTTATATATTTTGGCTGGTGTTTTGTAGACCTTATAATTTGTAGATTCCCCACATACAGTCAGGTTACCAATAGGGACTCCAAATCTAGGGCTAATACAGCCAACATTCTTAGCATTGAGGCAATTCTTGGTTGATTCACCAACTTCAGCATTGGCCATTGACTGCTGTCTGCCAGTGTAACTCCTGACTAAACGTTGATGATTTGTCAATATGGTTTCTTCTCTAGATTTGCTTAGTTTTGTGGTGTTGACATAAGGCAATGTTAAGAGGTACTGTCCAAATTTCCAGACTCCTATAAGCATATTGTTATTTGCAAACTTTTTAATAATTTGTCCAAGCAATTGGGATGCCCCTGTTGTGTTTTTTTCTGATATTAGTTGATAGAATAATGATTCTGCAGTACCAGGGAAGGCTGATTCGTATAGTGAGAAGAAGAGGTTCAAATCATGTTGGTAAAAATCACTTTTTGTATTATATGTAGAATTCATTTCACCTGCAAAGTCCCAATCACCATTTTGACATTTTGTACCTTCAGTCACACATCTACAAAAATGGTGGTTGCTGTGTCTAGAGCATATGTCAAAATGATTTGTCTTTGCCATTAGTCTCCATTTTGCCTGAGAGTAACCGCTATTATGTTCAAAAGTGCTGTAATAATCACAGTTCTTCATCAAGAATACTGTCTCTAGCAGATGCATAGTCTGATATGTCTTTTGCGATCTTATAGCTTTGATTGCGCTATCTATTGTATCCCCTAGTACAGACACCTGATCAGCATCTGCTTGTGTTATTTTTGACTGGCTAACAAGTTTGTTGGCTTCAGACATGTAGGTCTTTTCTTCTTTATTTTGGCAATCTTCTATCTTTTGCAATGGACCAATGCATTCCTGACTAAGTGTTGCTCTTTCCCAGCAATCTACTTCTGCAGCAACTATAAGAATTGTATTTTGTGTTGTTAATAAGACAATCAATATTATCATAATGATCCTAGCCCATTTTAGTTGATATTTATAAGTGCACTTCTTGCTTACCTTATGTATGATTATACCTTCCGCATCTTCTTGTTCATCACATGTGCAAAAACCACATTTATTTGTGAAATCACCATTATACTTTATCCCTGTTTTTGAGTGATACATTGAACATTCTTCACAGTAAATGACATTTGTTCTAGCAAGCATACTGGTCACTTTTGTTAGCATGATAGATAAGATGAATGCAAGTAACAAGATTAATCCTCCAAATAATGAGGTGTAGAAAACAATATATTCTTTAACATTGTGTTCTGTGATCAAGCCCTCAACAACATCTGCAATCTCTTCAAGAGAGTATAGTTTTGACTGAGGGTAGTTTGTTAGAGCCCCTTCTATAGGTGTCACAAAACTTAACAGCAGCATAGATAGCAAGATAGAAATAACCAACGATGAGCCTTTTGATTTACACAGTAATCTTGCTATTCTCAAGCTTTTATAACCTTGACATAATCCTGATTCTCTATGTATGCGCATTCTGTCTGAGGCTTCAAATTTTAGACCACACACACAGTGAGAGCCACAATTTGTAAAAGGATGGTATGCTAACCCACAGCAATTGCATTTTTTGCAACTCTTGTTATATGCCCAGCCATATATGTAAGCTATTGGCATGAATAGAGGCATTAAAATATAGCAGATATATGTCTTAGTTAGTATCACCATTAAGATAAATATAACTATTGTTAAGCCAAGTATTATGATTAATTCTATGTTTTGACACATAGAGTTAACTATCCTCCCAGGTAGCATAGTATTATGGAAGAACCGGATGCAGGACATGTGGTGTTTAAAACAAGCATGAAATTGGAGAGATTTCTTCCCACATGTAACTTTAAGATGCTCACATGTTCTGTCTAATGTCACAGATGCCTTTGATTTAAACCAGCCTGAGCTTAGGGTGGTCCCAGATACCTCAAAATGGTTTAACTTCTCTGTTTGGAATATAATCTGAGCTTCTTCTCTATCTATTGTTATAGTACAATCTCTGCTACAGACATATGTTTTTGTTGCTAGACTCATGTCTGAGTTAACTTCTATGACATTTATACTACCACCTGCTGTAGGCACTGGGTTGCAGAATTTCCAATCCTTAATTGTCCAACTCCTGAGAACTTTATTATGACTGAATATTCCGGTTTCATTCTTCACATAGTAGATCTCTGACTTTATCATAGAAACGTCGTCTTTAAGACAAAATTCTGAGAGTGATGTTGCAGACTTTGATTCTGCAATTAATTGACCACCATGAAAGCATCGTGTTGCCAGTGGTGTGGAATTAACTGAATTGGCAATTGCCAATAAAGCAATGAAAAATATCTCCATGATTTCCTCAATTAGTTGTATATTGAATCGGTAGTACACTACT